ACAACCCTTCATTCTCAAACTCCAACACTTCTAACTTGAGAGTCTTTGGTGGTGCTGGTGTTAACCAGAACTTACATGTTGGTGCTACTAACAGTGGCGAAGGATTCTTTGTAGGTAAAAAGAACAACAGTGATACAGTTAAGTTCTCTGTCTTGGGTGCATCTGGTAATACCGATATTCAAGGCACACTCGATGTTGCTGGTAACTCCGAGTTCAACGGCACAGTTGATGTTGATGCAGATTTCGCTGTTAGAAACGGTACAACTGACAAGTTCTTCGTTGATAACGTAACTGGTAACACAACTATTGAAGGTACATTACTTGCTGAAGGCAATGTAAACTTCAATGGCACCCTGGATGTAGATGCAGACTTTGCAGTCAGAAGCGGCATTCTGGATAAAATGACCGTCCAGTCTTCTAGTGGTAATATTGCAACTGCTGGCACCCTAACTGTTAATGGTGGAACAACTTTAAGTTCTACACTTGGAGTTACTGGTGCAGCAACCTTGAGCAGCACTCTGGTTGTTGCAGGTCAAACAACTATCAACGATTCTCTGATCATTCAAAGCAACAATGAAGTCCTGAACATCAATAATGGTTCTGGTACAACCAAGTTTAGTGTTGATACAGATAATGGTAATACAAATATTATCGGCACACTAACCGTTGGTGATGCAACTCAGATCAACGATACATTCGGTGCTTCTGGTGTTGTAACTTTCACAAGAAACACTCAGCAAACTCTGACTGGTTCTTATGCTGCAGATGGTGCATTCCGCCTGACTGGTGGTGCTGCTATCGGTAAGAACCTTGCAGTTAGCGGTGATGCTAGAATCTACGGTGCTACCGAACTGACAGGTGCTCTGGATCTGAATAGTAGTGCAGATATCTCTGGTGCTCTGGTAACTCACGATAATGTTACTATTACTGCAGATAATAAGTTCTTCAAAGTTCAAAACGGTTCTGCAGCAGACAAGTTTACTGTTGATACTGATAACGGTAATACCACGATTGCTGGCACTCTTGGTGTTACTGGTGATGTAACTGCTGGATCTAACCTAACTATTACTGGAAACCTCACTGTCAATGGAACAACCACTACTGTTAATTCTACGGTCACAACTCTCGATGACCCTATTATTACTGTGGGTGGTGACACAGCACCATCGTCTAACGACGGTAAGGATCGTGGTGTTGAGTTCCGTTATTACGACGGCTCTGCGAAAATTGGTTTCTTCGGATATGACAGATCCGCCAACCAATTCGCATTCCTGACAAGTGCATCTAACTCCTCTGAAGTTCTTACTGGTACAGATGGCGCTCTTCGTGCTGGTTCTCTCAATCTTACTGGGTCTGGCACGGCTCTTGATGTTGATGCCAATGCCAACATTGATGGCACCCTGACTGTAGATGGTCAGATTATCTCTCAAGTTTCCTCTGGTCCTGCTCTGGTTATTCCTACCACTGCAAAGATCAATAACCTGAACGCTGACCTTCTGGACAGCATGACAACTGCAAGTGCAAACACGGCATCAACAGTTGTTAATCGTGATGCTAACGGTGATTTTGCTGCAGGAACTATTACTGCTGCTCTGACAGGTAATGCTTCTACAGCAACGACTCTGCAGACTGCAAGAAATATTGCAGTTGCTGGTGTTGTTTCTGGAACTGTATCTTTCAATGGATCTGCTGACGTAAGTATTACTACAGCATTCGTTGATGCTGATATCACTGCACTTGCTGCAATGAGTGGTACTGGTCTGGTAGCAAGAACTGCCAATAATACCTATGCACAACGCTCTGTAACCGCTACATCGTCCTCTGGTATCACTGTTACCAATGGTGATGGTGTTTCTGGTAATATCACCATTAATGTCGCTTCTACAGCGAATAACTCAGCAAACAACCTTGTCCTTCGTGACGCATCTGGCAATTTTGCTGCTGGTACAATTACTGCAGCATTGATAGGTAATGTAACTGGTGATGTTACGGGTGATGTAACTGGTGATGTTACAGGAACTGTTTCTAGTATTGCTAACCATGACACTGGCGACCTGGCAGAAGGCACAAATCTGTACTTCACTAACGCTCGTGCTGATGCCCGCATCGCCGCAGCAGATACTGGTGATTTGACAGAAGGATCTAACCTTTACTTCACTAATGCTCGTGCTGACGCCCGAGTTGCTGCTGCGACGGGTGCAAATCTTGATCTCTCTAACAAATCCACTACACACCTTGCTGAGGGCACTAACCTCTATTATACCGAGGCAAGAGTTCAGGACAAACTTGATAATGCGTTTGAGCAACTGAGAGCAATGCTCAATAATCTTGCAACCAGCACCACTTTAGTCCTCAACTTGTCTGGTGATCCCACTCCTGGAGATGTCACTGCATTCAATAATGCTTCCTTGTCTGGTGGTACAGGTTATAACACAGCAACTGCAGTTGCCACTACATCTAGTGGCAATGGCACAGGTCTTACAGTTGATATCACTGCTTCTGGTGGTGTTATCACTGCTGTTGCTATTAATGCTGATGGTTCTGGTTATGCAGTTGGTGAGACTATTACAATCACAGGTGGCGGCGGCAACGCTACCATTAATGTCTCTGCTGTTGTTGAGATGGCAGTTGGAGATACTCTCACTGGTGGTACATCTGATACTACTGGTGTTATTACTGCAGTTGGAACCAATCAAGTCACTGTAGATAATGTCAATGGATTCTTCAAGAAAACTGAGACTGTTTCTGCTGGTGATGTAACCAACCTCACTATCCAATCATTTGCTTGATAACTAATGTCCGCTACAAGACCCGCTAATAAAACCGAACTAAGAGATTACGCTCTTCGTCGTTTGGGTTATCCAACGATTGACATCAATGTTGCTTCGGCACAATTGGATGACCTGATTGAAGAAGCAATCGACTATTATCAGGAATACCATTATAATGGTAGTTATAAGTCTTTCATTAGAATTGAGGTGACTGATGCTATCAAGACTGCTGCAAAGTCTAAAACTCAACTTGCTTCTGGTGCTTGGTATGAAGGTAATGAATACGTTTCACTCCCACCTGGAGTGATGAGTGTTAATAGAGTGTTTAGTCAGATTGGTGCGTCTAGTGTTGTTCCTGGAAATATTTTTAATATCAAATATCAAATTTTCTTGAATGATATTTACTCCATGACTCACGGACAAATTTTACATTATTATATGACATCTCAATATCTTGAGACATTAGATTGGGTTACTAATAATAACAATAGTCGTAGAATTCGCTTTAATGAACATCAGGCAAGATTATATCTAGATTTTGATTGGGATGAATTGCAAGCAGGTGATTATATTTTAGTTGAAGTTTTGATGCGTCAAGATCCCGAAACCTATACAGCGATGTATAACGATAATTGGTTGAAGGATTATGTTGAAGCATTATTCCAGCAGCAGTGGGGTCGTAACCTAAGTAAGTATGACGGCATTCAAATGTTGGGTGGTGTTACACTCAACGGGCGTCAAATTCTTGAAGACGCTAGCCAGTTTAAAAAAGATTTGGAAGAAGAGATTCGCTCCAAGTACGAAATTCCTCCCATGGACCTTGTAGGCTGATATGGCATTTTCTAACGATCCACCAAACGATTTTGTCTTTAGAGATCACACAAATCTTCTAAAGGCAAATGGTTCTGCTCAAGAACAAACTTTTATTGAAAATTTGATTGTAGAGAGTATTGAAATCTACGGTCAGGATATTTACTATCTGCCTAGAACTTATGTCAATAGAGATACCATTTTAGGTGAAGTTGAAAATAGCAACTTTACTCAAGCACTTGCCGTTCGTGCTTATGTTAATAATGTAGAGGGATGGGAAGGACAAGGAGAATTATTGAGTAAGTTTGGGGTTCGGATTGAAGATAAGACGACGTTTGTTTTTTCTAGAGAAAAGTTTACTTCAGCAGTAGATGATAATGCTGTTCTGAATGTTGAGGGTCGTCCAAATGAAGGAGACTTGATTTGGTTTCCATCAACAAAACACCTCTTTGAAATTAAGTTTGTAGAAGCAGAGAGACCGTTCTATCAACTGGGGAAAGGATATGTCTGGGAGTGTCAATGCGAACTCTTCGAGTACAGCGACGAAGACCTCGACACTGGTGTTGCAGAGATCGATGCTATCGAAACTGCCTTCGCCAATGCTATCAAGTTGGTTATGGATGCTGGCGGTTCTGGAGCATTTACAGTCGGTGAGGAGATTGTTGGCGATCAGTTCCGCGCAGCGGCGACTGCAA